TGTATCTGTTCTATCCATTCAATCGCGTTTTCCACCTCTAATACTTGCGGCAAAATCGCGATTTTCTGGTCTTGCGACAGGTCGCTATATCCCGCCACCTGGTATCCCAAATAGTGGTTAAACATATACCATTGTTTCACGGGCATCAGCGATTTCCACAAAATATCGTTCTGGTAAATCCAGTGGGCTTTTGTTACAAAAAGGTTCTCCACATTGGAGTCAAACAACTCAACCAGCTCGTTCATTATCGGACGATTCACTAAATAGCCGGCACCATTGGTAGAGGACGACACACGCGAGACCAAATAGCCGGTGTATTCGGGGATGACCACCGGCGAACATGTGGTGAGCATCACGACGTCCCACGGGACTTTCATATCAAAAAACGCGCCCAAATCCGCGGTCACTTTCTCGGAGTCGGCAATGAAGCGGAAATCGTCTTCCAGAATCAAGACATTTTGGTACCCCATTTCGTAGGCGAGTTGTAGGGCGTTCGCGTGGCTTACAAGACAACCCGTGTTGGGGCAGCCATTGTAGCTGGACGCGGGGAACCGCAGAAGTTTTTCTTCGGGCACGCCGATGCGCGCAAAGTCGGCCTCTATCTCGGCGCGGCGGTCTGTCCGAGCATCCATATTGATATAAATGATTTTGTCAATATGGTTCATTTGGTTATTTTTGGAGAATGCCTCTAATAGGGTTTATGCGGAAGTGATATAACATGGAATTGCATCAATGTTGATGATGGGTTCTTTGGGGGCTTTGGCCTGTCTGTATTTTGCGAACACCGGTTTTCGCATAATGTCTTTTGGGACGAGGTTATTCACGATTCGTGCAATCATCTTGTACAATTTGAATCCGGGGTACCTCTCTTCACCGCTGGATTTATAGAGGATATTCTTGCCATAATCGTCCTCGCACCATTCATCAATAATGTTTTTCAGCGCCGTGGAATCGGAGTCCATCGTGAAGTCGTAGAGGGAGCAACCGAGGCGCGAAACGTCAAAACTGGGGTTCGGCTCAATGCGCGCCTTCTTCGTATTGAAGTAGGGGTCGCAATTGTACTGCGAATTGGCGTCACCATTCTCGGCGAAACTGTCGCTACAGAAACGGCGGCCATTGAATTGGTAGATGGCGCGGCCGAAGTCAATGAGCTTGAAGATGCGGCCGTGGGTTGGGACGCGATAGTATTCGCCTTCAAATAAGTAATGGATGAACTTTTGGTCGGTTTTCACAAACATAATGTTGTTGGTGTGGAGGTCGTTGTGAGTGAAACTGAATGTCTTTTGGTAGGTCGCGAGCATAATTAGGATTTGGAAAAGGGCTGCGATGGTTTCATCGGGAGAGAGGGCGTGCTGAACCAAGAGTTCGTCAAAGGTTCCGTCGCATTTCTCTTGGAAAATCAGCTGGACAGGGAAGTCGTGTAAATAGGCGAACATCTTTTCGTCTTCGTCGTCGGTGAAGTCGGTGTAGTTGCTGTCTTCATCGGCATCTTCCTCTTCTTTATCCCCATCTGGACTACACCCACCACAATAGGATTTTCCATCCACAGTTGTGATATGTTTCGGCGATGAAACCACACATTCGCATTCTACGCACTTCAATGAAACATCGCACTGAAGTGATTCGGCGCACTTAAGTGAAACATCGCACTTAGGTGATTCGTCGGATGAATTTGAAATAGAACTATTGCTAGAGGATGACGACGATGTGGAAGATGCTCTGCTGCGCCTCTCGTCGCACATATATTCCACTTGGGCGTCTATGACATCGTCTTTAACGGATGGACTGATGTCTTCGGCCAAGGGACTGATGTCTTCGGCCAAGGGACTTAAGCCTTCGGCCAAGGGACTTAAGCCTTCGGCCAAATCCTCTATCCCAAGGTCCAGGGTCTCGTCATCCGCGATTTTCAACTTGTCACGATTGCGTCGCGACCCCGGACCCGACTTCTGTTTGAATATCGCCGCGGCGTCTTCATCCAAGTCAAAATATTTAGAAATGTTCTTTGAAAAGTATTCGGAATCCTCCAAGAACTCCAGGTCATCGGCCACATTGTATTTGAATCGTGATTGAACGCCAAGAAACGAACCATAGTATTGGACACCGTGAATCCATCCGTGGTTCTCATACATCATAGAGGTCAGATACGAGAAGAATCCATCAACATATGCGGAGTTGTTGGGGTCCAAGAGTTTAGGAAAACACGTCTCGGGTGTGGAATCCAGCGTGGGCAATTGACGCATAATGGGTTTCTCCAAGTCGTATTTGCCGCGAAGGAAATGAAGGGGGTCCAAGAGAGGCGACGATTTCACGAAAATGCTGGCGTCCTTTGGGGCGTTTTTGCCATCCACGACGGTCTCCAGGCTGGTAGCGATGTATTTGTGGTTCAGCGTGATTTTCTGGCAATTTGCGGAATCCATATTGAAGAAGAGATTGTAGAGAGGGTTGTAGGATTGGAGACCCGAGATGCGGAATGGATTGTAGTCGTAGGGCTTTTCACAGTCAGCGTCAGATTGCTTGGACTCACTTTGTTTGGACTCGCTTTGCTTGGAGTCACTTTGTTTGGAGTCACTTTGTTTGGAGTCGCTTTGCTTGGAGTCGCTTTGCTTGGAGTCACTTTGTTTGGAGTCACTTTGTTTGGAGTCACTTTGTTTGGAGTCACTTTGTTTGGAGTCACTTTGTTTGGAGTCACTTTGTTTGGAGTCACTTTGTTTGGCCATTACTTCTAAATTGGGCATTCTCACCTTTTGATAATTTACTTTGAAAGGGTCCATCGTATATGTGAATGATATACCTAAAACAACCAATATTTATATCCGTAATCAACGCATTTATATATAACCTCTATTGTACCATTTAGCAAAAGAATTGACCGAAAAGCATTGACCGAAAAGCATTGACCGAAAAGCTATAGCCGAAAGCGTTGTATGTGCGATTTAAATATATGAAACAATCCTATATTTCAATTTCTTCTAAATGACTCTAGAATTACGGAAGTTTGATATGCGGTCAATCACGTTTGACCCAAAAGAAAACAAAGGTCCCGTGATTGTCCTCATTGGGCGCAGAGACACCGGCAAAACATTTTTGGTTAAAGACCTCCTGTATTTCCACCAAGATATCCCGATTGGCACGGTCATCTCCGGAACCGAAGCCGGTAACGGGTTTTACGGGAAACTCGTGCCAAAACTCTTTATCCACGAAGAATACAACTCGGTTCTTATTGAGAATGTCCTGCGACGCCAGCGTGCGGTGATGAAACAGTGTAACCAGGAAATGGAGACCTACAAGAAGTGCTCCATTGACCCGCGCACCTTTGTGATTCTGGATGATTGCCTCTATGACAACACGTGGGCTCGGGACAAATTGATGCGCGCCCTGTTCATGAACGGTGAATTGTTTGCCTAAGTCATTTCAAAAGAATGGCTAGTGTATTTAGGGCATTGCCCTCTATATGCGACACGTCCAAATTGCGGAGACGTCTTGATTTAGAACATGTAGTTCTATAAAGGTTTATACTACTAAACGGCTTTAGAAATGGAGTCGCGGTTTATGCTAATCACATAAAGTACAGTAAAAAGGTATAAAATAGAGATAACCCGCAGCAAGTCATCTACGTCCGTAAAGGTAAGGATATGATGATTGTTCAACGACTAAATGCCCGTGGGGTTGAGTAATCTAACCAATTACAATGATGCCTTAAGATATAGTCTAAACCCACTCGAGAGAGCGCAATGCCCATTCAAAAAGCATTGATTTAATGATTTCAGAAAGAAATGTCTGAATGAAAATGGTATAATTGAGACACTGGAAGGTGATGTTAATCATCACAATGCAATACCCTCTCGGTATTCCGCCGAATCTGCGTACCAACATAGACTACGTTTTTATATTGCGTGAGAACTATTTGGCCAATCGCAAGAAGATATGGGAGAACTTCGCCTCTATGTTTCCCACACTGGAGTCGTTTTGCTCCGTTATGGACCAAACCACTGAGAATTATGGAGCGTTGGTTCTGAATAACAACGCCAAGTCCAACAAAATAACCGACCAAATCTTTTGGTACAAGGCCGAAGACCGTCCCGATTACAAGTTGGGAGCCAAAGAGTTCTGGGAATTGTCCAAGAACTTGACGGATGATGATGAAGGCGACGAATACGACCCGAATGCCAAGCGGAAAGCCAAGGGAAACAATATTATGGTGAAGAAAACGGGCGGTGGTTCTGGAGGGAAATGGTAAGCGAAGCACCGATAAGCGAAGCACCGATAAGCGAAGCACCGATAAGCGAAGCACCGATAAGCGAAGCACCGATAAGCGAAGCACCGATAAGCGAAGCACCGATAAGCGAA